GTCTAATATTGCGTTATCTCTAGCCATGTATGTCCCATCCAAGTCGCGAGCAACAATTTGTTGGTCCAGGGCTTGGCATCATGGTTACATTTCACGCAATAACAACAACTCATAAATAGATAGTAGTATTAGTAAAAGATTGTGAGCTCACCTTCGTTATCCGAATTTGAGAAATAGTATTAGTGGTGAAAGTATCGGCAGCATTTGGGTATACATATCCCGTGCCATCAGACGACACGGACAGTACAGTAATCTTTTCGGTAGCCCCAGCATTCTCCAAATTGATGTTGGATGTGGTTGAGTAAGCCGCTCCACCTCCAACACCAAAAGGAGCTGCAGCAACAACCGTGCCCTTCTGATACCATTCAAGGTGAAATACACCGGCTGGTATTATCAATGCCAATCCGGTGCTTTTGGCCACAACAGCGGGGACATAACCATCACGTCCGGTGACAGTGTTGAAAAACACCTCCCCAGAAGTACGGGTAATATCCACAACACTGCTGTAACCAGTGACGGGCTGCGGTTCCAAAAGCTGGACTGTATAATCAACATATAATTCACCCAAATTATTGGTGTCAACACCACGTGTCCCAATAAAGAAATCACCATGGCAATACATGGTGTTGGCAGTGGTCGAAGTGCCAGCCTGATCCCCAATGTACTTCTCCACAGATGGAGGAATTGTCAACATATTTGGCATCCATGGGGCACCACTAATAGCTTCATAATTCATCAATTCATTGAACAAAGGAGCGGTGTCAGAGGCATCAGCACACCAGGCAAGAGTAACGCGTCCCGTCTGAGAGGTAGAACAAGCAGGAACGTACTCAAACGAACATTTGAGCACGCGATACTTGTTATAACCATCAGAACTACCAGCCAACCAAGGCCACAAGTAGGGGTTAAAAGGATTGACCCTATAAACCCCAACCCCTGATCCATTGTTATTGTATACATCAGTAACACGTTCACGATGTGATATAATAACAGAACCAGAGGTACTCTTGTACTTTGGTCTCACGGATTTAACGCGCACTCCAACAGACACTGGTGCGCCGGCATAATGATTCAAGCTAGTGGAAGCAGGTGAAGGATCAGCAAACTTTGCGATCGTTTTCTGCACTTTGTTTTTC